TCCGAAGAATCCAAGAACCTTTTCTCCTACCGATCCGAGCATTACGATTGCTTTTGCACCCGTAAAGGCAAGAAGTCCTGCGGCGATCTTTGCCATACCCGCCGCAAATCTGCCGGCCTTGGAATCCTCTCCACCACCATCGAGCATATCAGTGATTGACAAGAGAGACGCTACGTTTGCCTTCAGTGTCTGAGTCCAGTCTTTGCTACTGATAGTCTGAGCGATACCCGTTGCCGCCTGACCCGTTGCGAATACAGCAAGACCAGTACTAATGCCAGTCATAATCGCTAAGAATGTGCCCGACTCGCCGAACGCCGCGAGCTTGCCTCCAAGAGCATCCTCGATCGACATCAGTGTAATTACATTGTCCTTGATCGACTGCGCCCATGCCGGATTCTGAAAGTCTGCGATCGCACCACCGATACCAGCAACTGACGAACCTGCACCAAAGACTGCGAGACCAGCGGCGATTCCCGTCATAGCGAGAAAGAAGGTACCGCCCTTCATAAGAGCTCCACCGATTCCTCCGACCACATCTGATATGGACAACAGCGTTATGACGTTATCCTTAATCGACTGAGCAAAGTCGGGATTCATAAAACTATTAAGTGCGTCTGATAGACCGGCAACGGCGGATCCAACACCGAATGCTGCAAGGCCAATACCGAGACCCGTCATTGCGGCGATGAATGTACCACCCTTGGCCAACATACTGAGATTACCGCCGATGGCATCAGGAATCGAGAGAAGTGTTTTCACATTCTCTTTGACGGTTTGTGCAAAGTTGCTGTCCTTGGTAAAATAGTTAACTGCGGCGGCGACACCAGATCCCAGAGCAAAGGCAGCAAGGCCCACACCAAGACCAGTCATAGCGACACCGAATGCGCCTCCTTCGGCAAGGAATCCTAGTGAACCGCCGGATACCTCTTCTGGTATGGATAACAGTGCGACAACGTTCTGTTTAATCAGTTCACCGTCGATCTCCATCATCTTATCGAGAAGAAAACCTCCTCCGGCTAGAAGAGCGCCGAAACCCGCTGCGCCAATTCCAGCACCGGCACCGGCAAGTCCTAGACCGCCAAGCAGTCCACTCCCGCCGTCCTCTTCGTCACCTCCTGTCGAACCTTCGGTTGCACCTCCGCCGGGTTGTCCCTGCAGCGCCGCCAGCATCTGTTCGTTCTGGCGCTTCTGTTCACGACGTTCCTCAAGAGAACTCGATGATGTATCAAGCAGCATTCCGTATAGACTCGATACATCGGAACTAATGGTTTCGAGCGATGCGCCGATACCAATAAGCTCTTCGTTGTTGAGCGCAGTGATTTGATTTAGAGCCTGCAGTTCTTGAGTAACGTCTGAAATCTTATCCATGTCTACCGTGTGCCCTTATGTCGGAGCTTTTCGTTCTCTTGTTGAATATGGTCCACAAGCATCGTGATGTAGACCTCCCTTTCCCACGGTATCATTTCATCAAGCTCAGTAAGACTGTACTTATGATGCTGCATCATTGAAAAGTTCGTCTTAAAGTGATTCACAAGGTTATCGTGAGAAAGGGCTATCCGAAAAAATTTGCCAGACCTCGAAGTGTCGTGTCGTTCTTATGTCCGCAGTTCGTACACTGAAACGAAACCGGAAGTTCCGTCGCAGGAATGTTCTCTACGAACTTACGTACACGCGCGAACTGTTCAGAGTTGAGAGACTCGATGAACTCAGAAAGTTCTTGCCGTGATTGTGATGACGCATCAAAGATCTCCTCGCCAGAGTAGATCGAATCGATACACTCAATAAGTAGACCAAAGATCTTCTCAACGTTATTAGAATTCTGATCGGTTCGTGAGTTGAGTACCGAATCGACCGAGGGATACTTCATTTTTACGCCGACCGTATCGGTGAGATCAATCGTATCGAATACCTCCTCTGTGCTCGATACACGAACATCATTAAGATCGATCGAAACCTCGTTTGCCGTCTCGCACTCCTCGCACTTCATTGATACTTGAACGGTCTCACCGACCGACTTTGATCGAAGTTGTGTAAAGATGTACTCCATGTCAAACATAGTGATGTGACCCGTGTTGACCGTATCGTTCGTACACGCAGAGATCACGTCCTTGATTGCTCGAATCATCTGACGATCGTCGTTCGATTCCATGGCCATCATAAGAATCTTTTCCTCTTTAACAAGATACGGTCGATATGTGATCGTCTTGTTCAGAGAGGGAATCGTCAGTTCATAGCTAGGAGCATTTAGTTTAGGAAGAGCCATAATTATTCTCCGTCAAGTTTCCAGTTGTCATATGCAAAGGTTGCGTTTACACGTATCACTTCGTTCTCGGAACCATTACTAAGTTCAATCGAGTCGAGCTGTGTGGGATAGGCATTCATTAGCCTAAATCGTTTCATTACTTCGTTCTGAGAGTTCAAATGTTCAATCAGTATATCCCTGACATACTCTTCCTTGAACCCAACGTTAAACTCCGTAAGATTGTCTATACCAATAACGATCGTCTTTTGCCAATCGTAGATAAAGTCCCAGGCGGTCCAATCGTTAGTTAAAAGAAACGAAATCGATACATCTTCATTACCAAATTGATATGCTATCTGTTTTTGTTTCAAAGACGTCGTCACATCCTCACTAAAGATCTGACGACCCGGCAACGTTACAGAATCGCACATAACATCAAGAGCACGTGGATCGTATTCCGTACTCTCGAAAAAGGTACGATAACGATTGGACCGAGCAAACCCTGCAGAGAACGTAGCTTTAAGTTCGTCTATGCTACTCATGTTAGATCATTTTCCTTGAGTCGGACCACACGGTTCTCGTTCCCGCCTTCTTAAACGATTCGGTCGGAAGAAAGAGTGCGATCGGCCACTCGGGTGCATCGACCTCGACGACTTTGGACTTTACGTATCCCGACAGATATCGTTTGAACGTCGGTTGAAATGCAGAATACTTTGCGGTTCCTTTGAGTATTGAATAACTGATGTTTAACTTCGTCGAGTCATCATACTTTTTATTATTCGCTGTCTCAAGCAGAGAATCAAACAGCTTTGCTCGAGCCGGTGGCGGCAGATAGTGCATGTTCATGCCATAGAATCCACCCGGTGCAGACTCGACGTATAGAATCAAAGGAAACGTATCGTAGTACGGTAGCTGTTCTTTTGTCTTCGGATCATAAAAGAACATAAACATCTTACCGGGGCGCGGCGCGTTTCTCTGCGTCAGTCGATCGTCCGATATAAGATCCAACTTGTTAACATCAGTGAGTCCGCGAGCCTTTTTGCGAAACCACTCGCGCGCCTTCTTTGTACGAGGATTGAGTCCCTCGCGGAAGGCCGCCGCTTGTAGTTCTGTAAAGAGTGACATTTACGTCCTTCCTCTCAAGTAGTTCTGATCTATTTATACTATCAAAGAGCAATTTACAGAATCAAAGTTCTGTGATATAATAATATAGTTGTCGGCGAGCAGGGAATATATAATATTACTTAATGATTTTAATTCCAAGTGATTTGAGTGTATCTTCGGTCCATACCTCAAACTTCCAACCGCGATCAAGAGCGAACTCCGATGCCGCCTTCCACTTACTCTGATTCTTAACGTATGTAAGCGATTCCTTAATGTATCGACGCGTCTTGCGCTTAGGCGTCTTAGGAGGTTGAGTCTGACCCTTAGGTTTGATCTCAACGATGTACGTGTCTCCCTTGACTGTCTGAAACCAAAGATCCATATAGTATCGATGAACCTTGTTGTCAGTCTCACAGACATAGGGTATCACGCATTCCTCTGATACCCAGTATTGAATCGATGTACTTGTGTCTATCCAACGAAAGGTATTTCTCTCCCAGAGTGATCGATAGACGATATTCTTAACGTCACCGATATACTTCTCCGGATGTTTTGGTGTGAATTTACCACGGTAAGCCATATAAATAACCGAGTACTATTAGTTTACATCGAGTTATTTATCTCCTATGGCGATATCAGACCTTCAAAGAAGAGAGCAGAGTCACACCGGAGTGGTCGACCTTAGGTATCCTCAGGATCTTGCAGTCGACACAACACCGTTTATGACGTTCTCAACCCAGAGACCGGTATACGACAATCTTGGAAGTGCGCTGCGCTCAAATCCTACGGGTGAGTCTGCAACACTCTATGTACCGGCGGGATACTCTGTGTCAGACTCCATTCGATACGAGACTGCCGAAGGTGGTCTGGTTGGATACGCCATCGATCGATTTGCCGATGGGTCGATCACCGATATTACCCCTCAACAGATAGCGGATGTTGCAAAACAGAACATTTCTGGAGTTAGTGCGGCGGTCGCCGGTGCAGCGGGTGCAGTAGGAGGTGGAATCGCCGGTGGTGCTCTCACTGGCGTTCTTACATCGAGTGCCCTGGGTGGTGAGATTCAGAATCGCGTGAGCAGAGCAGAGGGTAAGACTCAAAATCCTCGTGAGTATATGATGTTCCAGGCTCCTGAGATGAGATCGTTCTCGTTTGCGTTCTCTATGATTCCTCAGAGTGAGAGCGAGGCGAACGATGCTATTCGCATCGTACGATTCTTTAGAAGAGCATCCTATCCCGAACTTAGTGCAAATGGTTTTGCATATCTGTTTCCAGATCAGTTTAAGATAACGTTTGGAAACAACGACTCGATGATTAAGATTCCCGAGGTTGCTTGTACGGGTGTCGAGGTGACCTATAACTCGAACACTCAGTCATACTTTACGCGTGGAAACATTCCCGTTCAGATCGATCTTAGCGTGTCATTCCAGGAGCTAAAGGCCATCACGCGCGACGACATCGACGAAGGATTCTAATCGTATGGCATTCTACTTCTCATACTTTCAGAA